TCATTTGATATAGTCTAATTCCACCATCACTTCTTCCACCTTCTCCTCTGTCACAACTTCTCCATTTCTCGCTTCCTCATGCGGCAACACATAATCAAAAATCTGTCCGTTTTTACGCACGATCATAACTGTGTCTCCTACGATATATCCGTCATCAATAGCTTGCTTAAATTCGTCGTATGTTAGCATAAAGCACCTCCTATTTATTTATTCGTAAAAAGTCTGGTATATTGGACACATTTATATGTACCGAACAAAAAACGCCCTCAATTAAGAGGGTATTCCTTGGTTTCTTGATACTAATTAATTTTCTTTGTTTGTGAATAAATAGACATCAATATGACTCTTTTTGTCTATATCTATCAAATTATTATATCTATAATCTGGGTATTTAAATAAGTCAGCACCTTCCTCTTTCTCGCCTGAGCCGTGAAATTCCCAGTTTCCAGATAGAACTTTGGAATCATACTGATAAAGTTTTATTTCATCGTTCAGCATAAATGATTTTCTCAATCTAACATCAACTTCCTGGAAGGTAACGGGAGATTTTTCAAAAGTTATTTTATATTTCGAGGTATCATCTTTTTTATGCCCATCAATAAAAACGTTCATGTAAATCGTTTTTCCGGCTCCTTTTCTCTCATTAACTTTAACGAGACCACCATTGATTGAATGTATTTGATCTTTTGAAAATACTTCAGCTGATAATGCAAGACCAAAAACATCGACATTATCTCCAACATTAAATTTACCTTCTACAGATGGGTGTAGGTTACTTGATATTATAAAATTATAATCATCAAATTCCCATACTTTAGTTTTATGCTGAGCATCCATAATAACTTGCGTCCCTCTTTTTCCAGTAATGGGTTTATTCACTTTTTTTATAGTATCTCTATTATAAATTTCTCTTAAGGTAGTAGGGGATAATGTTTTATCTACATCCCACCTTGGAGGGTATATATCCTTAATATTAATAGTCCCTTCCGCAGAAACCATCCTAACAGAAAATACCATCAATGACAATACTACTATAAAAAAAGTAGTTGACATATTAACCAAACGACAATTCTGGTGTAAAAAAATTCTCATTTATCTTATATTCTCCTTAATAAATCAATATAGCTATTAAACTATGTTTTTGGAACTTGAACCTCAAAATGCTTAAATCGGAAGTGCTTGAGCAGAATTCTTAAAAGACAATAAACTGAATTCTATAACGCACAGAAATCAATCTGAGCGGTTTTATAATATTCCTCGGTTAACCGACTTTTGACTGATAGTGACAAGCTGCTCTAAGTCTACTAAAACCGTCTAATTCATAAAAATCTATTTAAATAGACTAAAAATTAAATTAAGATAGCATTCAACCACTAATTTTTAGAAAAATCTTCGTTTAAGTAAATATCAAAGTGACTTACTTTACTCATATCAATCGTTTCATTATCTGTATAGTTAGGATGAGTGAATAAATCGGTAAACTTTGTTGTATTATCTTTATAATGAATTCCCCAATACCCTTTTTTACAAATTGAGTTATGTTCATATAACTTTATTCTATTATCGCTCATCAAACTTTTCCTAAGTCTAACATCAATTTCTTGAAAAGTTACAAACTTATTCTGAAATGTGATTTTATATTTTGATTGCTCTTTTAGCGGTATCTGTTCCCCAAAAATATTCATATATATTGTTGAATCAAGTTTCTCTCTGTCACTTGTTCTTATCAAACCTCCATCAACATAATTATATTGTTCCTTACATATCACACTGTAGGATTTTATTAGAGCATAAATATCAACTTCTTCTTCCTTAAAGCGTCTTTCTTGCGCTGGAGAAACATTGCTAGATATAACTTTATTATAATTATCATCATCCCAGACTCTAGTTTTTTCATTCGTGTTAAATATTAACTGGGTGCCAATTTTCTTTGTTATCTTCATATTGGTTCTATTAATTACATCTTTCGTATAGATATTTTTTAATTCGCTATTAACCAACACAGCATCTGAAAAGACACTCTCAGTAGTGTATAGAGCAAGCGATGCACACACAAGGAATAACAAAGTCAAGGTATTTTTTTTCATTTTTTCTCCTAACATTTTTTAAGTTTAATCAATTTGCTTAGCAAGTATACTATATTTAAATAATAATTCAACTATAATTTTAAAAAAACACAAAAAAAACATTATACAGCTATAAAGCTTAATATAATAGGATTTTATGTATACAATTATTTAACAGCATCTATTCAAGATCGCCTACTTCATCAGGTTGGTATGACTAAGTTTTTAACTTATCTTCCCCCCTTTTTTTGTTTTAGAAGATAAAAGAATTTTCTTGATTTTGCACACAAAAAACCGCCCTCAACTAAGAGAGCGGTTGGTTTTTTATTTAAGGAGACAGTGACTAACTACAGTTGTTAAAACAAGTAAGAACATTAAAGAAAAATAAAATGAATGTCTCATGAGAAAATGACGCCATTTATGCCGACACCCATTATCACATTTTGACGAATAGCAGTTACCAAAATTTTTACCTGTAATTCTAGCTACCCACAGCAACAAAGAATACATCAATGTCAATACACCGATTAGCATTAGACTTGAGACAGTAATCATCCTTGATAAATCAAGAGTCTGAAGATCATTACCAATGTCAAATATCGCCCTTGCTACATCTATACCACCAAACATAACAAAAACAAAAGCTGAAAACACTCCTAAGATAGCAATAAAGTCTGTGTAGATTGAAGATTTTGTATTCTGAACATCATTCACTTCTTGCTTAACTTTTTGCAAAACACCGTTAGTCTCTGCGGATTGTTTTTTTAATTCGTCATTTGTAGCTGCAAGGTTAGAAGTTTCTTTTGCTAATGTGTTTAGCTCAGGGATAATCTTCTCCAGAACATCTTTAGCTTCTTGAGAGTTTTTAAGTATAAATTTTTTCTGAGTTTGAGCTAATGAATAATTGCTTTTTATTTTATCGAGGTTTTTTATCAAAATATCTTTTTGTGTATCAGTCCCTGAAAATTCCGAAATAATAAAGTCGATATTTGAGTTTAATTTCTCATTTTCTTCAACGCTATCTTCGTGACTATACACATATTCAGCAATTATTTCATAAGGAATTGTGACATTATCTTTAGCCATTTCCCTATGATAAACCTTTAATAAAGTGTCTTGATTATTTACTGGTGCTTTGCAAAAATTAGCATCTAGTAATAATTCCATAAACGCTGGAGCTATTGTACCCATATTTTAGCCCCTGGATTATGTCCAAAAAAGTCTTTTATTTCTTCGATTGTATATTTAATTCCTTGGACACCGTCCATTATTCTATCCTCATACTTTTTCCAAGGTGTATGGTCGTGAGTAATATCAACAAGTTCGAACGGACCGAACCCATGCAGAGCATCAACTGTATTCTCAATCAATTGAGTATTCTCTACTTTTTGTGAGTCATATTCAGTTATCTCTAAGTCAGATAACTCCCCGAATGGGCTGACGCTGAATTCAACATATTCCATAATCATCTCGTCTGTAGAAATGGAAAAAGCTCCAAAACGTTTATATTCATGATAGACATCAGGAACAACCGGTCCATACTTCCACTTTTCCATACTCTCTTCAAAAAGCGGAGCTCCATTTTCAAGAATGTTTCTTACATTAACGAAGTATAATAATTTTTGCAATTTAAGGTTATTAATTTTGTAGCCTTTTTTATTTGAATACTCAATTATATAATTTGCAACAAATAACGCATGCATCTCAATTACACCTCCTTTTTCTTAATTATAACATATTTGTCAAGTACTATATCTTGTTAGCTAAAAAGTTAGCTAACACTACATCTTGATTAGGATACCAAAAAACAGCCCCCGCAAAAAGCGAGGGCATTTGTCTTATCTAATTTAATTTACCCCAAATACTGATGCGGTTCCCGTCTTTATCAGTCTGTCCAATAGCTAGGTAGTTACGCATACCTAAGCCTCCAACATAGCTAATCCAATAATAGCCATTAGCGTAGCCCTCGCTATCAAAGCTGACAGTATCACCTTGCTTGTAGATACCTACAACCTCGCTGGCTAGACTTGGCCAGCGTCTGATATTGATCTCTGCAACATCAAGGGTAAAGGTGCCTGTTTTTGCTGTCTCTACGATAGTGTCAGAAGTTTGCGGCTCGGTGCTGACTGGTTGCGTGACTGTATCCCCTTGATATGGTGGGTAAAACCAACCTATCACGCCAGTAAAGTCACGAGTGTTAAAACGAGCTGGTGCACCGACATACAAAGCATCAGGATTGCCATCAATGTTTTGCTCGACAGTGCGCATGGTGTAACCGTCACTATCCTCGATAACAATTCCCGTATGTCCAAATTGGTGATACGGCACTGATTGGACAAAAAATGCTCCTGCTCGTGGATTTTCGTTTGTAGGCATGCGATGGACTTCCCAATCTACGGCAGCAGCGCTATCTAGTAAGTCAATCGCATTTCCCCAAAGGTCGACATCGAACCAGTGCTTTGCTGCATAACAAGGCACATCTGCACATTGCCAGCCCGCAAAACTATCTTTGTCAACACCCATACCAGCATTGGCCAAATTAATAAAAAATTCGATAACTTCTCGACATTGAGAACTAATCATTTTCTCCTCCTTATTACTTTTTAAGACTTCGGCATCCCAAAACTGCAAGCCATTCTCCTTGATAATTTGGATAAGTAGCTCCGCATAGCCACTTGCTGTGGCATACCCTGCATCTTTAATAGCATGGCAAGCCTTTTTATAGTCAGTCTCACCAACGACTGCCTTATACCGTGGATTATCGTTTAAAAATTTACCGTGATCAATAATGCTGTCAGTCCAACTATCATACGCCCTAAATCGGTCCACAATATCCGTGACAACACCTGCTTGATATTCCTCTTGGGTTTTGGTATCAAATGATTTACCAGTCCAAGAGCTATCTGCCTTAATACCAAACAGAGCGTTGTGTGGGGCATGTTTGCCCCACCCGCTCTCTAAGATAGCTTGTGCTGCGGTCAAGGATGGCAAGATTTTGTACTTAGCCCAGCCATCTAAACAGCCTTGTTTAATTTTATCTAAAAAGGTCATCTGTCCTCCTTATCTAAAAACGGATAAAAGATAAGAGCAACCACAGATAATGGCACATACAGTATTGCGATTGCTATAACTAATGCTAATCGTGTGATTGCTCGCATGGCTCCTCCTATTTTTTGGGCTCATGGTAAGTCAATGCTTGCTCACTATCTGACAGGCCTTTCGTGGTTGGATCTGTGACAACACCGAGCAATACCAAAAGCGTTACAGCTGTGTTTGCAATATCTGCGATGTTTGATGGTAGTTTAATACCTAATTGCTGTGCCAGTAAAAAGATAGCTCCCAAAATAGCCATCAAGGTTACTTTGTTTTGTAGTCGTAATTTTAAATTGATCATTTGATTTCTCCTCTCATCATATCTTTTAAATCTTTAACATCATCTGTTAAATTTTTAATTTGCTCTGTCATTGTAATCAACGTTTTATTTTGCTCAGCGTGCTCTTCAAGCCGCCGAGCATTTTGGCGTGTAACAATTTTTAAATGCTCTACTTCAGATTGCAACAAAGTAATATCTGTCGCATGCTTGATGGATTTTGCATTAAAAATATTGTAAGTTGTGACGATAGCTAAAATAAAGCCACCAACGCCAAATATCAACTCTGTTGCCATAAACCACCTCTAATCTTGTTTAACCAAATCAGCGTACTTGATAACTGTTACTTTGGCTTCTGACTCTAGCTCCTCTAAGGTTTGTTTGTCATACTCAAATGCTTCGTTAACGTGTACGAAGACTAGGTTCCCTTCGCCTGCTTCACCGTCTTCCTTTTTAGTACTGTCGACCACCGTAAAGACATCATACGCTTGATACTCACCTTTTTTGGCTGGCTCGATTAGCTCAAGCATGCCTTTATAAATGTCAGGATCAATCTTGCCGCCGCTCGTTAACATGTGGATCGTTTGTAAGTTAATCATCTTTTGCGTGCGCTCTGCGGACACCTTAGCTAGTCCAGCAGCTGTTTGAGCAGTTTTGGCAGTCTTAGCGGTTTCCTGTGAGATTTTTTCAAGGTCGTCTACCTTTTGCACGGCTTCGCCCATTGCAATTTCAACGTATTCAGATTTTTTAAATTCTTCCAAAGCGGCTTTGATAATCTCTGTGTCATTAGTTGAGGTTAAGTCTTGCTTAACAAGTTGCGGGATAACAGCTCCATCCTCAGCAGTGATAATAATATGTGTGCTTGCGACTGCTCCTGTGCTGTCAAATTGTGGGTATTTTCCTGTCACTTTCCAATTTCTCATGTTTATTTACCTTCTTCCTTCGGTGCTGTTGCTTCATCCAATTGTGCGTTTAGTTCTTCCAATTCGATTTCATGCTGTGCTTTTAATTGAGCATTTTCTAGCGTTAAATTAGCAACTTTAAGTGCTAAATCATTAATAATTTTACCTAATAATTTTTCTTGCATTGTTTCTCCTAATTTATCCTATGCGGTTAGCCCAACCACCTGTACCTATATAGCCAATTTTAAGTGCTAAATCTTTTAACATCATGGCTACACGTTCGCCTTGCACATAGATATCTCCAACGTGGATTTGGTCTATCTTACGATCAGCTCTCCCTATGACATGCTTTATACCTCTGTCATTTTGAGGGATAAGGTAAGCATATCCTGACGTTGTTGAGTCAAAGAGCCATGGACTACGATTTTTATTTCCATAGATTGCTACACGGTTACCGACTAATTCAACAAAACTTGTCGATTGATAAGATGACTTGCCGTTCCAAATTCTTATGCCTCCGAAGGTTTTATTTTCATGGTTTTCTGACCCATCGCTATTAGAGCCTATAACCGTCATTGCAGCTTGCATGTTACCTATCTCAGATATAAAGCCTGACTTTGTCATCTTTATAAACTGACTAGCTGTACTGCTATCGATACGTCTCATGGCTGACTCATTTGTGTAATGGTTGATTTGACCGCTTTGCAAGTCTATTGTCATCGCACCATTACGAGCCTTAATAACTTTACCCTCAAGCAAATCAGTGATAGCATAGCTAATTCTTGCCTTGATAAAATTGGCATCTAAACCAACAATACTGCTAGCTTTGAGATTAATCACATTGATTTTGTTTGCATCGATTGTCCCACCGATAATCTGGTCGGCTCTTAGCTTGATAAACTCCCCTAACTTAGCCCCAAAAGCTCCATTAACCGTCGTATTGCCATCAAGAGCGATGTTTTTACCAGCTATTTGCACACCGCGGGAATTCAAGTTAATCGCTGAGATAATATCGCTGCCAGACATTTTACTTTGCGGGATTTTGTCTTTAATCGCAAGCATGATACTGTCGCCAGATTGCCGCAAGAGGGATTGAATTTTTCCTAAGGTCACAGACTGATTTATCAAGCTTTTTAGCTGTGTAAAGTTAGAGGAGATAGTGTTATCCTGATTGGATATCCTGCGCTCATAACCCGCTACAGTCTCTCTCAAACTGTTGTAATTACCCTCTGCGGACTGTAATCGTCGTTGGTAACTGTCTAGGCCCTGTTGTACACGACTGACAGCACCTTCACGGTTACTTATCTCTTGTGAGATTTGCCTGGCAGTTGCTTGTTGCATTGATTCTGGATTAATTTTATCTGTCATCCTTTTACCTCTCTCAAAAAATCTATAATCAATTTACACTCGCTCTCATTAGGCAATATTCTGCGTTCTAAGAGCGCTTTTAATTGCCAAGTATAAATCTATCTTGTCTGCTAAAACGTCATCAGACGTCTTTATTTTGCATCTGTGAGCTATTAACAACTCTGATATATCATAGTAAGATCTAGGTGTATATTTAATATCGTTATGCCACTGTCTGTGTCTTTTCATAGACCCATTCTCCGAGCTTTTTCTAGTGCGTCCATGCGTTTGATTTTTTTAACGAGCTTAACGTCACCGTATTTTTTAAATACCCACTTTTCGTAAATCTTGTCATCCTCGTCTGTCTTTTTTTGTTTAAGACGGTAAGACTGCTTGATTAACGCCACCATTTTCTCTGTCGTGTAGATTCGTTGGAACCACTCCAATACATCAGGTGGCGGCAATCTGTTTAGTTTTTTATAGCATTTGACAGATCTATAGACTCTGTCAGCTTCTTCTTTATCTGCGATGGTAATGTTATCGTCTAAAAACGCTTTAATTGACGGCTCCATTTGTTTGTAAAAATCATCTACTAGTGTCATTGACTATTTTTAAGGCATCTTCCACTGACCGAGCCACTCCTACAAGCGCTCCTCTAGATGCCATGACCTCCATAAATTTTTTCTGTTCTGGTCTTATCCGACCCGTTTCATTTTTAACTTCGATAAAAAATATTTGTCCGTTTGGTTTGAATCCAAACAAATCACAAAAACCTTTTGGTAAACCTGTATCAAAAAATCTACCATCTGCTGTTTTCACCTTTCCGACATTTGCTCGAAATACCATATGCCCCGCTTGTGATAATTCCATTCGGATAAGGTTTTGGATATCATGTTCTGATAGTGACGTAGCTGACTTTTCGTTTCGCTGATTCAATCGTTAATTCAAACTCCTCTCTCGTAAATACGTCTCTGCCTTTAACCGTCCCAATAATTGATGTTAAATCATCAATATCGATACCATTTTCAAACGCCCAACACGCTCCTTTAAACAAATCATTATTCCTGTTATATGATGTTCCAGTTACTACACGTTCATAAGCCTCTCGGCCTTCGTGACTTCCGTTTGATGTATATGTGACAGAACCTCCAAAATAGGTTGTTATACCTTCTTGTTTTGGTTTAAATGCTTCCTCTTCAAATTTTCCATCATAATAAGGTAATGTTTTAACTGCTTGTAAAACTTCACGTCCGTCAGATGGGAATATTTTGACAAAATTATTATCATTCGCTTTTATGTCAACACCAGGCATTACTCCTATTTTTTGCGTGTAATTAATACCATCGCGTTTTTTAAAGAGTATGTGCATACCACCACTTGCAGTTAATTCTGCGAATGTATTTTTAAAATTACTGATTAATTCGTTTTTATACTCATGCCTAATAATTGACGAATAACCATCTAGTCCATTGTCATACTTATCAGTCGATAATACAGATAATAAATCAATCCCCATCTTTTTTATCATTATGTATAACTCTTTAGCTAACTTCTCGTCCATGTCATGAGTATCAATATCAATACACCAAATGCCACGCATTAATAAAGCATAATCACAATTAAACCAGTTTGTATTTTTGATCACTTCTTCCGTTATTTGGATATCTTTAAACTTAATCATTGGCGTTCCAGTATCTTTTCTAAGCGGTATAACCTGATATCCTTTTTTTAAGAATGAAAGTGCTGTTGTGTGGTACATAAGGTAACGCACCCCCTTTTTTACTACGTAACCTCTAAAACGTTGATATAGATAGCGTTAGAGAAGGATGGTTACGCAGTAACGCAAAATCACCCTACCCTACCCCTATATATATAAATAATTAATAAATAATTAATAAATCATTAATTAGACTTATTGTTTGTTACTGCGTAACCTTTCTTAAATAAATGCTGAAATCGATTGGTACTAAAGAGATTGAGTAGGTTACGCAACATGGAAAATTCTGCGTAACTTTGCGTGACCATGCGTTACCTTTTTAAAGGATATATTTATCAAAACGTGTTTTATTTTCGATTTCATACCCTCTGACTGTTTTCCCGTTAACTTTCTTCGACCTGCTACGTACACCAATTTCAGATATGGCTTTACTTACTGCATGATTGCTTTTTCCGTAAACTTGTAATGATAAGTCAATAACTTCTTTGTTATCAGTTCGCTGTACAAAATCGACTTCTTGTAATGCATTTATTAAAGCAACTTGAAATTCGTCTAAATCGATATCATTAAATACTTCAACATCTTTCCATTGATACCATTTACCAATTTTTTGGAAACGCTCGAGTGAGTTTAACAGAAAACCGATACAACCATCGATTTTTGGATTTTTATCACGGTCAGTAAATGCTAGCCAATATTTCCTGAATATGCTCTCTCTTTCATAATCAGTTTCAGTTTTTGGTCTATCTTTAAACTGAATTAAAACCTTTCGTCCATTCATTTCATCCGACAGCGCAACAGTACGGTTGGTGTCAATACACAGAACACTCGTTAAATTAACCATTGACTGATTTTGCCCAATTGCTCGTGCAACGTGTGTTTTCTCTGTTGCAATAATTTTAAGTACACGCTCCATTGCATTGCCTTGAATATCTCCCTGTTCCGTCGCTAGAGCCATTTCTCCACCCGAGAACATCGCCCACGCCTGTAACGCTTCAAATCCATTACTTTTTAATGTATCTAGCTCAACATCAATCTTGTTGAATAGACCAGATAAAGCTATATGCCTTAACCCTTTACCAGTCCTTACTCCAGATTTTGAGATGAAGAAGTTTGTTTTAGGTCTAACACCACACGCTACTTGGGCGATAAAATAAGATTGTAGTATTGCATTGTTTAACGAATTGCTATCTGCAATAACGTACTCAAGATATTCTTCTGCAATAGACTTACTGTTTATTGCTGTTTTGTAGTCTACTTCGTAATACTTAAAATAAGATACGTTTTGCAAAGGCGGTTGGTTAATGATTTCAGAATTTTCAAGGTCGATTATGAAATCCTTGCAAGCAATCTGATATGGTTCAATATAATTGATTGGTTGGATGTTTAATGTTTTGTGGATACCTTGTAGTATCTCTAAAATGTGACCAGAGTCTTTGAAACCATACTTAGTCTGAAGTGTAAAATCATCAATCAATTTAAATTGCTTATATCGAATGTCATAAAGTTTATTCTCAAAAAACGTGTAAGCACCTAGAATGTAGTCGATAACTAGTTTTGCAAATGGTGGAAAATTATTTTCAACGGAGTATGTGAGATATTCATTGCCTTGTTTATCAGTCTTTAGAATTGTATCTCCAAATAAAAAGCGATAAGTTTTTCGTCCATCTGACACAAAATACATGACATCTTCATCTTTAACCATTTCTGAATAAAACAGTTTGTGGATATACCCATTGTGATCAATTGGGACAATTTTAAATAAGTGTTTTCGTAATTCAGCTTTAAGCACTGACTCGCCGAAGATTGGGTCTCCCCAATCGGTTTCGGTTGTCAATTTTGATAAAGCTTCAATAAATTCATTTGATGTCATTTATCCCCCAGTCTAAATTAGAACGGTAGATCGTCTTCTTCAATCTCCGCTTGTGTAAATCCAGTTGCTTTTTCTTTCCATACGTGGTAGCTGTTAGGCACATCGCTTTGATTTGCGTAACGAACTTTCGGGTATTTATTTCCGTTATATTCGTCAAGTTTAACGGTTACTTTTGCAGTGCGTCCTTTGAAGTCGTTTAAAAACGCTTCAAAACTATCGTAGTGTTGCCCCTCTTTGATACCAAGTGCTTTTGCTTTACCCATTAAGATGCCGATATGATACTTCCCAGTTTGTGAGTTGGGATATTGCTCATCCCATAAGTGGTAGTTTTGCATTTCTTGCTTGATATCGTTTCGAACAACGTAGTCAATAACAACACGTTTTTTGCCGTTACGTTCATTTACTGCTTCATATGCATCATAGACAATCATTTCGTATGGTTGTTCTTTGAATTCTGCGTGTTCTTTAACTTCTGAAAAATCTGTTGTAAATCCTGCCATGTTTTTATCCTCTTAATTTCTTTTTTAGCCAATTGTAGGCGCTATATATTTCTTTTTCTGACTTGCCTGTTACTTCGGCAAGTTCATTAACGTTTGTTTCTACCCAATCAGTTTTTAAGTAGAAATAGATAAGTTTATATAATGGTTTTCCTTTACCAGCGTCTTTAACTCTAGCTTGGGCAATTTCCCAGTTTGTTTTTAAATCTTTACCAAACTTCTTATTAGCAAGTTGTTTGATTCTAAACCGCTCACGTTTTATGAGTTCAAGTTCTGCCTCTATGCGTTCTTTCTCTTGTTTTTCTTTCAATCCAAAATCATGATTGCATAATTCACAGAGCTGTTGACTAAGTGGCCACAAAGCCGAACACACAGAACATTCTTTTGCGTGTACCGTGTTAGTTTTATTCGACTTCTTCTTCCACCCTCCTCGGAAATAATTCTCCCAATGATGCGGTGTGTCAGGTAAGCCGTGAATATTCCAATTTCCTACGTGATCTAAAATGATGGCTTTTTTATTAGGTTGATATCTCATCGACCGCATAGATTGTTGCAAAAATAATACTAATGATTTTGTAGGTCTACAAAGAATAGTTACTGTACAATCTGGGACATCGAAACCTTCTGATATCAAATCAACGTTACAGATAACTTGTATCTTACCGTCACGGAAATCTTTCATGATTTTATCCCGTTTGGCTTTAGGCGTTTTTGCATCTGCGTGTATTGCATTAATTCCCATAGATTGGAATTCTTTAGCAAATGCCTGCGATGCTTCTACCGAGTGAGCGTATAAAATAGCTTTCTGACCGTTCGCTTTTTTTATATATTCTTGAACTACATCACCAAAAATCTTTTTACCAAATGATTCGTCAATCGATTTATTGGAGTAATCTCCGTTTTGTACTTTTAATTTCGCAGTATCAATTGATAGAACACTGTAATAATCATATGGTGCAAGTTTATTATTATTGATAAGCCACTCGACCGTTTTACCAAGAACCATAACATCGTAAGTGTCTGTAAAACCGTCGCCTGATAGACGCCAAGGTGTGGCAGTAAAACCAATCCTCGGCACGTCTGAAAAGTATTCATAGATTATTTGGTAGGTACTAGCTTTCCCATGATGACCCTCATCTGTGATAATTAAGGTTGGTTTTGTTAATTTATCCAAGCGGTTTTTAGCTTTACCAACTGTCATTAAATCCACTTTATTCATGTCAATTCCATGGAATTTAAAACTATTAGTGATTTGGTCAATTAATTCTTTGCGATGGACCAAGAATAAAACGTGTCCGTTTTTTTGAGTCGCTGACTTAGCAATATCAGAAATGACTACTGACTTACCACTTCCAGGTGGACTAACAATCATCACATTATGCTTTAAAATATGTCTTCTTGCCTCATTTATAAGTTCTGTTTGATATTCGTGTAAATGGTATACCGTTACGCATCACTCCCTTCGAAATTAAACAACTCTTCCGCCTTACAAACGGTCCTATTATCAAGCCTATTTTTTGCATATAGTCCGTCGCTGCCCTGCAACAAAATTCCATGCCCGCCCGTTTTTGGATTTACTTGAATACGTCCGACAACATCGGTTAAACCTAGCGTTTGGCTTAGGACTTGTTTGCGGATATCTGGCACGTATTGCGTGATAATTTGTCCGCTCTCGAGCGTTAAATCTTGCGTTGATTCCCAAGCAGTCACAAAAATATTAGTAGGTTGGCTGTAAATGGTAGTCAATACTCGTAAATAGTAATTGGTCCACATGTTGTATTGTTGCAATTCGTTTGTGATTCCATTTTTGGATTTACGACCTTGTTCGATAAACCAGTCTGATTGCCAACTTGTTATATTATCAATGACTAAATTGTCATATTCTTTGATAAGTTCTGGTAGTTCTGTCAAGAATTCGGTCATAAAGTCGCTAGGGTGCGTCCTGTCAAATTGGATAATATCAATGTTTTCGTTTCCGGCAATCGTTTTAGACGAATGGTCCATGTCTAAAATCAGTGTCTTGCCTTTTAAATAATTAGTTAAGTAAGTTTTCCCGTTTCCGGGTTTACCATAGATTAATATGCGCCAATTATGGGTTTTTGTAATTTCTGTCGCTTTAGTAATCTTCAATGTCTAATCCCTCCAAAAAGTTCGGTAAATTTATCATCGTAATCAATCATTTTTCTAATATCTTCTTCTTTCCCAATTATTAATTCTTTAAAAATAGGAGTATCAAAAATGTCTTCGTATTTTTTTAAAACACCATCAATTGCCTTGTACATATCGGCTTTAAATTCTTCTTTGAGTGGTGATTCTTTTAACATTAATCTTGTATCAAACATGCCACCGCGTCGATCTTCAAACTCAAATTCAACAGATGGTTTACCTTTTTTGTTTACATAAATTCTCATTTTCTATCCAAGTCCATTTCTATCGCTTCGAGTGTGCTATTAATATCTGTAAGGGACCATCCTTGGTAAATAGCTAAAGATATCTTATGTACTTTTTTATCATCAAATTCAGGCCATTTTTCTTTGACACATTCTTCAATAGTATCTATTAGTTTAATCTGACCATTGATATACTTTTTCATACCTTCCATTAAATTTCTCCTAAAATCTGATTGATTGTTTTAGCGTTCATACGAATTTGTTCGCTTGACGTTTCATGCCGATTAGCTGATAGTAACTGTTCAATCAATTCTCTTCTAATTTCACTTTTCCATTCATTAATAAGCGATAATTCATCTTCAATGTTTAGATAAGTTACACGACCTTCTTCGTCTTTAATACAGTAGCCACGCTTAACATCTCTCCAAATATATTGTTTAACTGTATTTTCCGTAAATCCAAGCTTTTCTGAGGCTTGCCGTTGAGTTGATTCAGGATTTTCTTTAAAAAAATCACGCATGATTTCAATTTTTGTTTTCATTTAAAATGACCTCCATATCCTCTAAATACTTGCTATCATCACCATTTGTGTGGTAGTTTCGCATGGCTATCAATATCTGATTAAGCTTGTCGTCCATACTGTTTCCTCATATAGGCATCAAATTCGGCCCACTGTTTTTCAGATGATGCTCTAAGCGTGTCGTGCTTAATCAGTTCCTGTTTTTTTGGTTTTGCAAAAATAAAATCTAATAATTTCATGTTGTTTCTCCTTTTTCATATCCACTGGTCCGTAAAAATCTATTAACATCTGCTAGGTCATATAGTACTTTCCCGTTTTCTGATGACCTTTTAAAGTTAAATTTCCCTTGTTCTCTCCACTGGGTCAATTTAGTTCGCCCCCATCCAGTTTCTTTTTCTAGCCGCTTCATGGTTATCCATTCAATAGACTTGGCGTTTTTGGTCTGCGCTATTTTTATCGCTTCCATATTTAGAGCGATTAAATCTTCAAGCAGTTTTTTTCTAAACTCAGGTCCAAATATTTCAATGGCCATAGTTTTTCCCTCTCTCTTATGTTATAATTAAGTAAATTAAAATTTGTTTTGAGTCCGTTTCCCGTCGGACTTTTTTACTATCTAAATTCGTCTAAGCTGACGCCCAAGACATCGGCAATTTTTTTCATTTTGTTAAACGAAATATCTTTTTTACCGATATTCATAATGGTGTTGTAACTAATTCCTGTTTTCTCCGATAACTCTTTTTTACTCATTCCTTTATCAATGAGAATTTTGTCTAGTTTTTTCTTCATAGATTATCCAAACTTCAATATGTTGTGTTTTTTTATATATCGATAACACAATATATTGTGTTTTTCGTCCCTTTCTGATATAATTTATTTGAATATGACCTCTCACCGTTGTATTCCAAAATTATGGAAAGGAGGATATTGCATGAGTAAATTGAGTCCAAAACCTACAAGAAGAACAAAATTCAAAACATGGAAAGACTTAGACCGCACCTTAAAAAACAGTTTTGGTGAATGTAATTTTGATTCAGCGACAATTATTTTAGATGAATATGAAATTTCAAAAGAAGAAATTATCTTAGAAGCAACACAACAGGGTTATAAAGTCATAGATAACAATGACAATTATTTGACTTTCGAGTAAAGTATGGTTGTTAATTTTGCCAAATTACTCGAATTATTCATAACCTTATATTGCAACTCGGCAATCTGTTTATCAGGTTGCTTTTTCTCTCCGCTATACGGATATCGTTTTGGTCTCATGTGGTTTCCTTTCTGTTGTATAATGTAGTTATCCTATTAGGAAGGAGGGTAACTAAATGAATTTAGAAGAATTAACTCCTCTATTGAATAGTATTGATGATTTTGAAACTGTTATTTTACATAGTCTTGTCGGAGACTTTGTTATTGATCATTGGATTGAGCCTAATCGCAAAAATGAAACTCTCATTTTCATGCACAATGACCAAACAACAGAATTAAAATTATCAGCTATTCTCGGAACTTCCACTATTCCTAAGTCCCTCTAGCAAATTGCGGACTTTTTCGGAACGTTTGCCTGCATATTTTGATTTTCCGAGCCTCCAACTTAGTAGGCGATGTTCCTCTTCTGATAAGTAACCTGCTCTTTGTAGCAGGTTTTTTGCTATCTTCCATGGAATCACTACATCTACTTCATCCATGTTTATTACCATTTCTTCAAGTTCTTCTAGTTTGTTTTCTATTTCGTTCATATGTGTCCTTTCTATTTTGGTATAATTAAAATAAAAACGATTGGAAGAATAAAAATGGAATTATTTAATACAATTATCGGCGTCATTGCGCTAATTGTTGCTGTGATTGCTCTTGTTCACTCTATCTACTACAACATGGTTAAGATAAAATTATCTGATTGTTACATTTCAAGAGTAGATAAAGGTTACGATTGGATGTATGATTTTAGTATCAGTAACTTATCGAATGTTTCAGTCATTATTAAAAAAATTGAACTTTACAACAAAGATGGAAAACTAATAAGCGATAATGGCTTCAATCCCTTTCAAAAATACGAAGCTGACATGCAGAATGAAGCTGATGATTATTATGGATTGTCAATGCCGAATTATTATATGCCATTAGATTACCAATGGGAGTCATCGCCATTTAAGTCAGATACTGAAGTATATCCATCTAGTCGAGAAAATTTCTCTTACTATTTAGATGAAAAGCCAGTTAAAATCAAAATCACAACTGATAAGCGTATTCATCAATTCCGAAAATATCAGTTATTCTTTCCCCATTTTGACAATAATAGTTAAGATAGCGATATTCGTTAATAAAATTAAGATAAGTGCTGCCGTTAGTAGCATTTTTTCTTTTCTCCTTTTATTAGTTTTGTTCCTCCTGCGTGCTATAATAAAGCTATCATTACGAAAGGAGGAAAAAAGCATGGGTCCTAATTATTTTCATGTCCAATTTAAGTTAGGCGAAAAAGTATCGTACAACACGCCTTCAGCAGAAGGAAGAGAAGTCATCCCTATCAAAGGTGCTGAAGTTACGAAAATGATTTTCGCCGATGGTAACGAATTGTTAAGCGTTATTCACAACGAAACCGTTGACGTTTACGCTAGCTTCCCAATTGTTCTTGAGTATCATTAATTCGTTATTTCTAAACCAGCAATCGCCCGCTACTGCGTTTGTTGGTTTTTCTTTTCCGTAAAAAATTCGATTTGCTTGCATAGTGTCCTTTTCAGTTTTGTTTAACACGTTAAACATTATGTTTAAAAAAATATCCAATAGGTACGTCTAAAGCGACTGCCAATTTTTGAAGAGTGCTTAGCTTAACCGTAGTAGATTTATCGGTTTCAATAAGAGATATAGTAGTTCGTGAAACTCCAGATTTATTGGCTAGCTCTTCTTGAGACATTTTCTTTTCTTCACGCAATCTTTGAATTGCAAACCTCGTCATTCCCCCACCTCCTTTCTATCTGTTTTTAGTTCCTCCAATCTGCTATAATATGGGCAGAAAGGAGGTGAATGTGATGTTTGACTATTTCAAACTTTATATAATTGTCTTGGAAACCTTCGTGGAAACCAAACCAGACGACGCTTATAGCTTATTTGATAATCTAAGTCTTAACAGTGAATTTGTAAAATTCTCTAAAGACTTAGATAAAAACATTGTAATATCAGGCACTTTAGAAGTAATTGATAATTTACTTGATGATTGCTTGATAAAAGGAAAACGTCGCCCAACAAAAGATATTACTTTCTATTTTTTCGATGGCGTAACAACAACTGGTTACTTATATCTTCAAAGTCTTAAAGATAATAATTTTTCGAGCCGTTTAAAGAATGTCCTTAAAGAAGAAGGTATCCCTCTTACACCAACTTCTATCACAAGGACTATCGCCAAACTAACCTTGTGATTTTGTAAAACTCTTGGCAATTATGGAAAGTGTTACTTCAACATAGCCATCGCCAAGGGTTTTTGTCTTTACAGAATCTTCAATAACATAATGAATCCTTTTATCATCTATTAAGAACTGATTATCGGTTTCAATGACGTTATGAAGCTTCGGCGCTGGATAATTTTTTTGGCTATACGGACATTTTTTGGGGCGCATCTATTCCACCCCCTTTCTGTGGTATAATTTAAATAAAATGATTGGAGAAAATCATGGATTTATTGAAAAATACCAATTTTTTAATTCCGTTAATTTCAGCAATAGTCTCTGTTTCTTCTATTTTTATAAGCAATTGGCTTGGTTATAGAAGTCAAATCAGGAAATTAAAATTTGATGAAGAAAAAGAAATATACCTAACCCTCTATGTACCGTTAATAAAGTGGATGAATTCGCAATCATTCAATAACAAAAGTTATTATTGGCTAGTGGCGTTCCCTAGATATACAACAAATGCACAAGATTTTCTGACAGGCTTGTTGTTAAAAAATTTTGAAAAATTACCAGTATCAGTTGCTATGAGATACTCTGAATACACCCTAAATTCTGCAACCTCTTTACATTTTTATCGTAACACCGAATACGATTATGATTATGAAACATTTGCCAAAAAAGCATCTGAATTATTTGATCTCATTATTGAACAATTGCTAACAGAAGGGACAATATTATCCCAAAAGCTAAGCTTACCAAACTTATCCAAATCCACTTTAGAGAACTTTTTGGCGGACAAGAAAAACTATATCGGTCCCAGATTTTTATCACTAGAAACCCATAACAAACCCCTAAGACCTGAAAGACCACTGCCATTTTAACTCCCCCCTTTCCGCCCCTTGTGGGCTTTTTATTTTGTAATAAACCAAGCTGCTAACCAAGTGATACCACCTAACACCAACAGCGCTGGCAATAAGCCACCTTCAAATTCGATGCTTGTTTTTTCTTTGCCATCATGACTAGTAAACGTGTGTTCTAAGTTGCCAAGCATTAGCTTTTTCCAATTCATGCAACCTCTCCTTTCATTCTTGCGGAGATACAGCCAATGTGCTAAACTAAACTTACCCCGTTAGGGGGAGAGGACTTCTTAGCCCTCTAATTATCCTCACCACTCTATTGAGTAGTGAATCTTAAGCTTAAACCAAAGAATCTTGATTTCGACTTCTAGTTCTTTGCGTTTAGGCTTTTTGTTTAGCCTAGATTTCATCAGCTGTACCTCCTTTCGTTTTGCTTAATCCCTTAAGCTTGATTATAGTTTAACACGTTAAACATTCATTGTCAAGCGTGTTAAACAAAAATATTGAATTATTTTTTGTTGTGTTGTATAATGTATTAAACAATCATTCTAGGAAGAGGTTTTTAACATTGAAATTAGGGGAAATAATAAAAAATTTCAGGGAAGAAAAAAAGTTATCAATGGATAGGTTTGCTGAAAAATCTGGTCTTACTAAGGGGTATATTTCAATGCTTGAAAAAAACGAGCATCCGAAATCTAAAAAACCAATTATCCCTACAGAAGAAACTTTGTTAAAAGTAGCAAAAGGGATGGGGGTTGATATTGATTTTGTTTTGAGTAAATTAGATTCCGATCAAGAAATACAGATTAATATTTCTCCTAAGAATATGTTAAATATGGATAATCCCTCCACTCCCACCACCCCAAAAGTCGAACTTATCCCATCTACTCTACAAAAAATAAACTCTACTTCTTCTCAACTAGAACACAGTAGACAGATAATTGTTTTAGATACAGCTGAGACTTTATTGGAACAACAGAAAGAAATTAAAAACAACGAAGATACTATTGCCGAATTATTTTCTTACAACTACTACGACCACGCAGCTTCAGCTGGTACAGGTCAGTATCTAAATGATGTACAAGTAGAAAAAATTGAGTTACCAGTCGATTATGACGCAGACTTTGTTATCCCTGTTTATGGTGATTCCATGGAACCGAAGTATCACTCTGGGGATTATGTATTTGTTAAGCTATCCGTAGAGCTTACAGATGGCGATATAGGCGTCTTTGAATACTATGGTGACGCTTATATCAAACAGCTACTTATAAATGACGAGGGGGCATTTCTGCACAGTTTAAATAGCAAGTATGAAGATATACCGATAGATAGAGATAGTGATTTTAGGATTATTGGTGAAGTTGTTGGAAGTTATTCGGGAAATCATAGCTAACGAAGCTACGGTTGTGAATGAGTTTAGGAGAAAATATGGAAAATGAAGTTTTACATGCAACTCACGAGGGTAAATTAGTCTTAGATAATACAACTCTTGATGTAGCAGTTTTAAATAACGGTCAGCGAATCATCACCCAAGCTGGTGTTTTTAAAGCATTGGACAGACCTAGTAGAGGCAATACCCGTGTGATCGGAATACCTACTTTTATGGATGCAAAAAACCTTCAACCATTGATATCAAAGGATTTAAGGGGTGTGATCAACAAAATTGAATATAGGGATTTAAATGGTAGGATTCAATTAGGTTTTGATGCTAACATTTTACCGCTAGTATCAGATTTATATTTAAAAGCTAGAGAAATTGGAGCTATCAAATCAGAAGCTCAGATGAGAACTGCACAAAAAGCGGAAATGTTAGTTCGCTCACTTGCGAAAGTTGGTGTTACTGCTTTAGTAGATGAAGCTACTGGTTATCAATATGAGAGAGAACGTTTTGAGCTTCAAAAAATATTTAAAGCATATATTAGTGAAGAATTGCTAAAATGGCAAAAGATGTTTCCAGATGATTTTTATATGGAAATTTTTAGATTGAACGGGTGGAGCTACGATGTTCAATCAATTAAAAGGCGTCCAGGTGTTGTTGGTAAATGGACAAACGAATTGATTTATAAAAGACTGCCTGATGGAGTGTTAGAAGAATTAAAAAGAAGAACTCCAAAAACAAAGAAAGGTCAATATAAAGCTAGATTTTTCCAAACTTTAACACCAGATATAGGACATCCTGATTTAAACGCTCAAATTTATAAAGTTCCTGGGATTATGAGAATTTCATCTAACTGGAAAGATTTCAAAGAGAAATTTAATGTTATGACATCTAGAGAAGACGGTATAATTGAATTAGATTTAGAATTTGATGAAGACAAATAAAAAAAGCCCCACGCTCTCAAAGTTTGGCGACTCTGAGCGTGAGGCAAGACAGTATAAGAAACAACCATTAAAAAGGTCATTTTCTTGTACCTATTTTATCAAATTGAAAGATGGTATGCAATGAAAATTAAATCATATAAAAAGGAAAATGGTGAAACTGCTTATAAATTTCTTTTGTATGCCGGTTATGTTAATGGAAAAAGAAAATATATTAGGCGAGAAGGTTTCAAAACTAAGCAGGCTGCAAGGGAAACCTTAATTAGTTTACAAGCTGAACTTGATAAACCTAAATCAAGTATGACATTTGGAGCATTGACAGATCAATGGCTAAAGGAATATGAAAAAACCGTTCAGTGCAGTACCTACTTAAAAACAGAAAGAAATATTAATAAACATATTTTGCCAAAACTTGATAAAGTGAAGATTGGAGACATCAACCCACTACTTATCCAGCGGCTTACTGAAGAATGGTGCAACGATTTAAAATATGGAGGAAAAATTCTTGGGCTTGTTAGGAATATCTTAAATCTAGCTGTTAGATACGGATATATCAATAACAATCCAGCTTTGCCAATTACACCTCCAAAAATAAAAAGGAAAAGAAAAATGAATAATAATTTTTATACACTTGATCAACTTAAACAATTCCTTGAACTAGTTGAAAAAACTGACAACATTGAAAAAATAGCCTTGTTTAGATTATTAGCATTTACTGGAATACGAAAAGGGGAGCTTCTGGCACTAACTTGGGATGATTTGAATGGTAATACTCTATCAATTAATAAAGCTGTCACACGTACTCAAGTTGGACTAGAAATAGATGTTACGAAGACAAAATCGAGCGATAGATTAATCAGCTTAGATGATGAAACTTTGGAAATTTTACTAGAACTTCATGAAACTTTTCCTACTTCTACTCTTATGTTCCAATCTGAATCAGGTGGAATTATGACGCCAAGTTTACCACGAAAATGGCTATTGCAAATTATCAAAGGGACAGACTTACCACAAATCACAATTCATGGTTTCAGGCACACTCATGCAAGCTTACTTTTCGAATCAGGTCTATCCTTGAAACAGGTGCAACATAGATTAGGGCATGGAGATTTACAGACAACTATGAACGTATATACTCACATCACGCAATCGGCAATTGATGACATTGGAACTAAATTCAATCAATTTGTTACTAACAAGCAACTAGATTGACAACTAATTCTCAACAAACGTTAATTTAACAACATTCAAGTAACTCCCACCAGCTCCATCAATGCTTACCGTAAGTAATCATAACTTACTAAAACCTTGTTACATCAAGGTTTTTTCTTTTTGTCTTGTTCATGAGTTTCCGTTATCCCTATAGCCCTACCATCACGCTTACCGATACTCCATCAATACCACTCAAAACCTTGTCATATCAGAGCTTTTTGACCATTTTTTTCATGAATATCTAAAAAAAAGAATCAAAATAGTACTAAATTCCCCATAGCGCATGCGCTATGGGGAATCATAGCTATATCTTGTTTATAATTTATGATATAATACAGCAAAAATAGTTTAGGAAATAACATATGACAAAAAAACACTTACTAACACTTCTTCTCATCTCTTTTTTTACTAGCTTTTTGGTAGCTTGTTCAACAACGAAAGATAAAGAGCCTCAACCGTCTGATTCAGAAATCATTACTCCCCGACTACACCAAGCCGCTCATCAAGATAAACGCGCTAACTTTGAAAAAATTAAACTTGCGACTGTTGATTCCTCATTTACAGGAGGAACAAGCCTTGAAGAACTTATTTCACTCTTTGGAGAGCCTAGCCAACATGATCCAAAAACAGCAGGCGAAGTAACAATCGACGCTTATACTTGGCAGTTTGATCAAGTTACTCTCACTGTTAATCTTTATCAAAATAGTAGTATTGTTAAAACCATCTCTAATTTTACCTTTGCAAGAGAGTTAGGCTTATCGCAAAAGGAATACCAACAATTACAAAAAGGAATGTCTTATGAAGACGTTAAAAAGATCTTAACAGAACCTGATAATTATAGCCAAGCGTCATCTAGTGATCATCAAACTTTGCAAGCGATTTGGGTTAGTGGCTTAAAGACAGATACAAGCGGAGCTAATATTTCTCTCGTTTTTGAAAATAATCAGTTAACAGAAATGTCTCAGGTAGGACTTGAAGAATAA